CGTTATGAAGAAATGCTTGAAAATCTATCTGAATATGGTAAGGACTTCTTAGAAAAAATTGAAGAAGCTACTATAGAAGAAGAGGTAGCAGAAGATGAGACAGTACAGGATTAACCAATCATATAATGATGGAATAGTAAAGTTTGTAGAATACGTCCACAAGAAAGACAAGTTTAATACTAAGTTAGCAGAACACGAAGAAAAAGAAATTAGAAAGTTTTGGTTTCGTTATCTAGGTGTATCTGCTAACGAAAAGTATCAATCACTACAAGTTGATACAGAAGTAACAACAAGAATAGCAATCAGATTATTTACTAATATTAATGACTATTTGTTAAGTAAACTATTTGTGATAATTAATAACAAGAAATATACGATTGCTAGAATCTATCATAACCACGTTAAGAATGAAACTGAAATATCATTAACGGAGGTGGTTAAATAGTGACAACAAAAGAACTGATTTTTAATACTATAACTGGGTTAGAGTTAGACATACCATTATCTTATGGATTTAGTGACGGGGAAGACTTCCCGAAACTAGTATATTTCCATGTGGGAACGATTGAGAAACGATCATCAAATAAAAAATTTAAAAAACATCATACTTACCAACTTAATTTATTCGATGTAAAACCACATGATTTAGACAATTCAGAGATATTAATGAAACTTCAAACTGCAATAGATGACACCACTCTAAACACTGGAGCATGGCGTGAAATAATAGATGTAGATGAAGATACAAAAGAAACTCAATTCATGTATTATATGGAGATTTATTCATAATGGAAGTATTCGGTTTTGAACAAGCAATAGCACGTTTAGAGAAAATCGCAGGTAATACAAGTAAAGTTAACGGAGTTATAGTAAAAGAAGCAGAAGCAATAAAAGAAGATGCAAAAGGAATAGCAGCGGGTAAAGGTTTAGTCAAAACTGGTGCGGGAGTTGCAGGTATTGTAGCTAGTCACGGTAACATGGAAAGTCAGATTGGTTGGGCGGGTAGACCTAACCTACACTTATATTTCCATGAGACAGGTTGGCATGCTGGATTTTCACGACATAAAGGACGTTCGAAAGGTGGTAAACGTAGACGTAAATATGGCAAAGGTCGTGTTTATAAACCACCAAATCCACACGTAAGACCTGCCGCTATGCAACATAAAGATCCTTTTGCTAGAAACGTAAAAGAAGCATTATTAGATACTTAGGAGGAACAATAAATGACAGTAACAAAAGAAGCAGTTAGCAAAGCTCTATTAACAGGAGTTGGAGCTGGATATTTACAAAAAGTTAAAACAGAAGCAACAAGCTCTCAAGGGTTAACTTATGATGAGAAAACATACGAAGTGTTCGCTATTGATAAAGTAGCATTTAAAGGACAAATTAAAGAAAAAACAGTATATCTATCAAACATTAAAGCACGTGATATTGTAAAATTCGCTAGTGTTGAAATGACAGTTGATATCGGATTCTTCCCGGACGGATTCTTAGAAGAGATGTCAGGTATGAAAAAATTAGCTACAGGAGTATATGTACAAGGTGACTCACCTCGTTACAAACAATTCCGTTGGGCGTTCCCTGTTACAGATGAAGACGGTAAAGAAATAATTTACAACTTCCCTGTGTGTCAAATCGAAAACCCAGACTTTAACGCAGAAACTGAAACTGATGAGAAGAAAGAAAACATCACACAAGTAACTATCAAAGCTTATCCAGTAGTTGGAAGTAAAGATAAGTCAGTATTCAGTAAAATTGACTTACGTGAAACTGATAAATATGATAGAGAAAAACTATTATTACAAGGTTTCTACGACGCAGAAACCCTTAAACAATGTCTTAAATCGGGAACAACTGATGAGACAGTAGTTGTAGCAGGATAATTTATAAGAGCTGACATTTGTTAGCTCTTTATTTTTTTGGAGGATAATTGATGAGTATATTTACAAAAACAGTAAAGACGTTTAAAACGGATATTTTAGGAAATGAAATTGAATTAAAATCAAACTTAGCTGTGTGGTTACATTTAGAAGCTGACTTTGGAATAAAGCAGGGTGAATGGAATGACGTATATTTAAAAGAAAAAAATGTAGCTACAGCAAAATTTTTAGTTTCAATTTTAAAAGCAAATGGATATAAAACTACAATAGAAGAAGTACTAGAAAACGTAAATGATACTGAATTAGAGTTGTTTATTTTGAAATACCAAGAAGCTATGTACGGGGATCAAACCGCAACATTGTTAGAAATGTTGGGGATAACTGATGATAGTGAAGAGGGAAAGCGTATTTTAGAAAAACCGGTAGACGACCAAGTGAATATTTACGAACACCCAGCGAGAAAAACGAAGAAACAAAAAGCGAAAAACCACAAGAAATAGACTGGGACGATTTATTTTACAGGTGTCGAACTTGGTTTAACATGACTAAGAGTGAGTTTATGTATGATTACAGCTTAGAATATATTGTGTTTATGATTAACAGATATATAGAAGAAAATTTCAATCATGAAGAAACTCAACAAGAAGAAGTAAAAGAAATGAATTTTAGTAAATTGTTATAGGAGGTAAAAATTTGTCGGGATATATGGATAAAGTCGGTGTCATATTGACAGCCGAAGGAGTGGGCAGTTTTACCTCTGCGTTAAAACAGGGTGAAAACGCCTTAAGACAATTACAAGCAGAAGCAAAAAGAAATATCGCTTCGTTAGGTAGTGGCGGTAAAGCATACGACTTGTATAAAGCTAAAATGAGTGGTTTAAGTTCACAGATGAAACAATCAGCGAGCAATGTTAACTTGCTGAAATCTCGTTATGATGACTTAAAAAAATCAACCGTTCAACTACCAAAAGAGATAGACAAGTTGTCTAGCTCATTGAGACAAAAACAAGCGACTTTGAAAACGACAGGAACGTTGTTACAAAGTCAAAAGGAACATTTAAAACATTTACAAGACACTTACGGTAAGACGAGTGCAGCGGCTTTAAAATATAAAGATGTTGTAGCTAACACGTCAAAATCGTATAAAGCAACACAACAAGAGATTAAGGGTCTTGAAACTCAAATCAAATCTCTTAACGGGACGTTTAGTAGTCAACAAAGAGAATTACAGTCTTTACCAACAAAAATCGCAAATGCTGAGACAGGTTTTTATAAACTTAGAGACGCAATGCAACAAACACACACAGCGTTTAGAAATAACGGAGGTCGATTGGCTGACGTGGCTCAACGCTTTAATGATGTGGGAGGTAGAGTCCAAGCGTTCGGACAAAAAATGGCGAACTTTGGTGACGGCTTTTCTAAGATAACAGGTGGACTTACTACAGGAATGTTTCTAGCTGGTAAGGCTGCTATAGATTTTGAAAGTGCGTTCGCAGGTGTAGTTAAAACAGTTAACGGAACACCGCAACAATTAGACGCTATTAGACAAAGTTTCTTAGACTTGTCAACACAGATTCCAGTAAGTGCGAATGAATTATCACGAATTGGGGAAGTTGCAGGACAGTTAGGAATTAAAGCTGAAAACATTGTTGATTTCACAAAAACAATAGCTGACTTAGGAGCAACTACTAACTTAGCAGCTGAAGAAGGAGCAACGAGTTTAGCACAGTTTATGGCTGTTATGGGAACTAGTCAAGGTAACATTAGAAATTTAGGTAGCTCGATAGTTGAACTAGGAAATAACTTCGCTACAAATGAGAGAGCTATTGTGGAAATGGCACAACGTCTATCTGGTATGGGTAAACAAACTAACATGGCTGAGGCTGATGTGTTAGGACTAGCAGCCGCTTTAAGTACTGTAGGTATCGAAGCTGAGGCGGGCGGTAGTGCAATGACTCAAGTAATGAATAAAATGCAAAACGCCGTTTCATCTGGTGGAGATAGTTTACAAAAATTCGCTAGTGCTGCGGGTGTAAGTGCTAATGAATTTGCCAACGCATTTAGGACAAGACCTGTAGAAGCTTTAGAGATGTTGCTTAAAGGTTTGAATGAAGTTAAAGAAAATGGCGGAAACGTCAATGATGTGTTATCTAGTCTAGGTATCACGGGAATACGTGAAGCTGACGCTATTAAACGTTTAGCAGGTGCGTTAAACGGAGAAAGCGGACTGGGTAGGGCGTTAGAGATTTCTAACAAAGGTTGGCGAGAGAATAACGCTTTAACTAAAGAGGCTGCTATCCGTTATCAAACGAGTGCTAGTAAATTGAAAATGGCAAAAAACGAGATTCAGAAAATGGCAATCGAAATGGGATCTCAATTATTACCTAAGTTGGCACAAGCTTTAACAGCCTCAAAACCATTAGTAAACTCACTAGGAAATATGATGTTGTGGTTTAGTAAATTACCAACAGCGGTACAACTAGCGACTTTAGGATTCGGACCGTTCATGTCTGTATTAGGTAGAATGACTACCGGGATTGGTAGTGGTGTGAAAGCTATCGGAAGTTTTGTTAAATGGGTTGGTAAAATGTCGACAGCTAAGTCAGTTGGAGACATGATTAAACTCTCAACTTCAATAGCAGGAGTCGGAACACAAGCAGCTAAAGCGGGAAGCATGGCAACATTACTAACTAACCCTTATGTTGCAGGAGCTGCGTTAATAGGAGCTGCATTTGTCGGTGTAGGTACTGCGATATATAGAGAGATGACTAAACATAGTCGAAATCACGAGGCAGCTATTGAGTTAACAAACGGTAAGTATAAAGAATGGTACGACGCTGTGATTAAAGGTGCTGAACAATCTGGAAACTCTATTAATCACATGGGAGACGCTGTTAAACGTAACTCAGACGCTGTTAAAAGTGAGATTAAGAAAGTTCAAGCTGCAAACACCGAGATTATGGAAAACATAAACAAAAACTTTAAAGACGGTAAATGGTACAAATTGGAGTTTGACGGACGATTTAGAAAACAATTAAAAGAGGCGTTAAGTTTATCAGACGAGGACGTTAACCAAATTTCAAGCAGTGTCCAAGTAGCGGCTAACTTAGTAGGGAACTCGTTAGCAAGTTTAAATAGTAAGTATTTAGAAGGTAGTAGGATCACGGCTGACTATGCTCTAGCACAAATTAAGAGTGTAAGTGATGTGACGGCCGCAACTGTTCAAAGTTTAGAGCAACGTAAAGCTGCTGAGATGTCAGCATTAGAACAAAAGAAAGCAAATAACTTAATTAGTGAAGATTTATATAATCAACAAAAAGAACAAGTAAGCAAAACTTACGATTCTATTATCAATGAAACAAAGCAAGCACAAAGTACAATTAACGACATTCTTTCAAGTGCCGCTAGAGAAAATAGGGTACTTACTAAATCAGAGTTAGACCAATTAGAAGAGGCTTATAAAAAAGTTGGTAAGACAGCAACTGAAGCCGCTACAGAAAGTAGTCAAGCTCAAAAGATATTACAAGAAGCTTTTAACGATACTACAGCGGCCGCAAAATTAGCAGCATTAAAACAAATGGGAATAATCGACCAAGCTAAAGAGACTTATATTAAAGGTCTTGGAAGTGCCGAGCAGAAAGTCCAAGAAATGAATAAAGCTCTTGATGAATGGGCTGCTAAAGAAGGTGGATTCAAGACAATAGGTATTGAATACGAAGGAGGCGACATTGCTTTCAACTTCAAAAATGATTATGAACGAGCTTTAGCATTACCAGACATTAAAAAAGCTATTATGATTTCTGAGAGTCAAGGTCGCACAATTAAGATGACTATTGATGATTTGAATTTCTTAAACAGTATGGGAATACACCCTAAGAATGTTCAAATTATAGACCAAGCAAGTCAGCCGTTGGATAATGTTAACAGTAAAATAGGTCAATTCACAGATACAGATATAGCACCTAAATCAATAATGGTGCAAGATGACGCTACCCCTAATATCACACAAGCATTTAACAAACTGTTAGACTTTGCGTCACTAAATGTTCCGGACAAAAACATTAATGCAACTGACAACGCTAGTGCAGTAATTGACCAAGCTAAATTTAGCTTAGACGGATTCAACGCTACAGAAACACCGGTAAAATCAATCATGGCACAAGGGAATGCAACACCATTCACGGATCAAGCGACGAATAGTTTAAACACGTTTAACGCAACAGGAACACCGACAAAATCAATCATGGCACAAGGTAACGCAACGCCGTTCACTAACCAAGCGACGAGCAGTTTAAACGCATTTAACGGAACGCCAACACCCCCTAAATACCTGTCAGCGGTTGACGCTGCTAGTGGTGTGATATGGGGTGTAATTGGATTGTTAAACAGCATACCACGTGAGGTCGTGAGTGTAATTAGAACTGTAAGTGTTGCTTCGGGTATTCCAGGAATAGGACTGCCATTCTTTGCAACAGGTGGACATATACCTATGTTTGCAAGAGGTGGTAACATTGGACAGACTGAGAACTTACAACCAAGTTTCACAGGGATTGTCGGAGAGGCAGGACCTGAGTTATTTAGAGTGACTAAGCACGGAGTCAACATCACGCCGTTATCTACTAGTGAAAAAATAAAAGGGATAAGTGGTGCGTTAGCTGAACACGGAGCTAGGAATGGTGGTAGCAATGAGATAAATGTGACAATTAATGTTACTGGAAATAATATCAATAACAAAGATGACATAAATGTGTTAGTAGACACTATTGAACAAAAACTAGTAAGGAAAATGAAAGAAGTAAAATCAATGAGTTTCGGAGGTGGACGCAATGCCGTTACATTATAACAAATTAACTTTTAATGGAAAGTCTACCGCCGACTTTCCGTTTGATATATATGTGATAGAAAATGACGGAATTAACAAGGGAAAGAGAAAAGACAAAATATTTACATCTGACTATATGACAGGTGGAATTGTAAGAACGTCTACAGCGTACGACACAGTTGAAAAATCATATAAACTGTTAATTCATGGCGTTAGCTTATCAGAAATAAATGATGTGTTAGTGTGGTTAGACGGTAGCGGTAAGTTAATCGCTTCTGACAACCCCGATAGATATTACGAGGTACTCACAACCTCAGCCGTAAGGTCAAGGCTTGGAGAGGTAGACGAATATGAAATAGATGTTGTATTTACGTGTAACCCGTTCTCATATAACGTTGTAAAAGATGTTAAGACATTTACAAGCGACGGAACACTTGACAATAATTCGGGTTTACCTATGTATCCTAAACTTACAGTATATGGGAACTTTACAGAGGAAAGTACATTGACTATAGGTAAGCAAGTAATAAGAATAAAAGCTATTGTTGAGAAAATCACTATTGAATGTAAACAAGGTGAACAGAATGTATATGACAAGAACGGAGGTCTTTTAAATAGCATAATGTTAGGAGACTTCTTCGAAATACCAACAGGACGAAGTGGTGTCGTATTAGGTTCTGGAATTACAAAAGTAGAAATTGATTGTAGGTGGGGGGCGTTCATTTAATGTTATGGTTATACGACGAAAACGAAATAGATTTTAAATATAATGGAATAGTATTAAATAACGCTTACGACGCTGACATTCATTGGGTGCTAAACTCGACTTACAAACTTACATTTAAATATCCGACAGTAGACAATGAAATGTATGCTTTGATTGAAAAAGGAATGATTGTGAAGGCTGATGAACATGATAGGAAAAACCTTTTTAGAATTAAAGACATTGACATTAACGAGCATGAACAATCAATAACAGTTACTGCTTATCAAAAGACATTCGATTATAGTAAACGCCTTGTTAAAAACTTTTCAAATACGAAAGATATAAATGCAA